GGTAATTTAATTCATAGGCGATTCGCTTATGAGCATTTTCGAAAAGAAGTATCACCATATGGTAATATTGTTGCGTTTAGAGCGCCGATGTACGTAAAGGATGCGCTTATCGATCTTGAAGATACTTTAAGTGATGACTTTATTCATAGCCAAGATGCTATTAATTTTTGTTGGGAAATTCCTAACTTAGATCCACTGGGCGCTGTATCATTTCAACGCTTGTTTAATACAGCGGTAGCAAATATACTAGCTGGTATTATTAGCAAGCCTATTATTGTCGAAGGAGATGATCTTATGGTGCAGGATGAGTTTGTTGGTAGTGATGAAAAAGTGCGTAAGTCTGGTAAAGTAAGTGTATCGATTACCTACTCTAAAGATGGTGTTGCTTTAGGCCATACCGGTATTAATATTGTAGCAGGTGATAAGGCACCAGGATTTGCTTATTCTTCTAACTTAGATAAGAAAGCAGCAAATTATTTTATTAATGCTGTTATTGAATATTTTAATGCTGAAGTTGCTGATCAATTTGTTGCAACTACAAAAGTTATTGTATGAATTTTTTCCAACTACAAAATAAATTATTTTACTCAAAAAAAGACAACGCAGGTGATCTAGATACAGAAGGAGAGCAGGCGTTTGTACCGTTCCTTTTTAACAGGTGGTTATCTTTTTACAATCCGAGTATGTGTGTGTTTGCTAATGAAACACTTAATAAGTTTGGGAATATTTTTGATGATAAGCAAGAAACATATAAACTATATTATCACTTAATACCACGTTTAAAGTGGAAGAAAATTTCGTATATAAAGAAAAAGAAAAAAGACGAAGAAGATATTGATTTAAAAGCGATAGCAAAAAATCGCAATATGTCTATACGAGAAATTAAAATGTATATTAAAAATTATGAGTAAGGTAATTGTAACAGGCGGTGCAGGATTTATTGGTTCAAATCTTGTTGATCAATTAGTAGATTTGTATGATAAAGTTATCATCATTGATAATGAATCTGCAGATTCGAATGAACAATTTTATTATAATGAACGCGCTGAAAAGCATCTATTAAATGTTTCAGACTATAAACATACAAGACATTTGTATGATGGTGTAGAATGCGTTTTTCATTTAGCTGCAGAATCACGAATACAACCAACATTAGAAAATCCTATACTAGCTACTTTAACAAATGTTGCTGGTACGTGTACTGTTTTACAGTGCGCGAAAGAAGCTGGTGTAAAGCGTGTGGTGTATAGTTCTACTTCTTCAGCATATGGCCTAAAAAATAAAATACCATTAGCTGAAACAATGCCCGAAGATTGCTTAAATCCATATTCTGTAACAAAAGTAGCGGGTGAAAAGCTTTGTAAAATGTATACAGATTTATTTGGTCTCGAGACTGTTGTTTTTAGATATTTTAATGTTTACGGTGATAGACAGCCGATGCAAGGTCAATATGCTCCGGTTATCGGTATTTTTAACAGACAAAAACATAATGGTGAAAAAATGACTATTGTCGGCGACGGGTTGCAAACTCGTGACTTCGTCAATGTAACAGATGTTGTTAATGCAAATATACTTGCAGCTAATATTAATAAAAAAGAGCCTGTTGGAAAGGTAATAAACATTGGAACTGGCACAAATAATAGTGTTTTAGAAATTGCAAAAATGATTGGTGGGGAGTATGTATTTTTACCTGCAAGAGACGGTGAAGCACGTGAAACGTTAGCTAATATTACATCAGCAAAAAAATTACTCGGGTGGGAGCCTACTATTGCTGTTGAAGATTGGATTAAAACTAATTGTTAAAAATGGATCTTAAAGTTGGAATCGTAGGTCACGGCTTTGTTGGTAAAGCTGTTGATTATGGGTTTAGTAATAGGGTCAAAAAAAAGTTAATAGATCCAAATTATAATACTACATGTGAAGATTTATTGTCGTTCAATCCTGATGTTGTGTTTATATGCGCACCAACGCCTATGAGTAACGATGGTAGTATTGACGCATCAATAGTAGAGCAGTGTTGTACAGAAGTTAATGATTTTACTAATGCATTAATTGTTCTCAAATCAACAGTTACACCTGATATTACAGATAGGTTATCAAGTAAGTTTAAAGATTTTGTTTATAATCCGGAATTTTTAACTGAAAAAAATGCTAATGAAGATTTTGTAAATCAGTTTATGCTTGTCTTAGGCGGTGCTAGTCATAACACGCAAGAGCTTGAAGAAATATACAACGAATTTAGTATATGTCGACCTTGTCCTGTTTTTCATATGTCAGCTGCTGAAGCATCATTTGTTAAATACGGTATTAATACTTTTTTGGCTACCAAAGTTACATTCTTTAATCAAATGTACGATATAGCAAAAAAACATGGAGCTAATTATAATACAATTATTAGTGCGTTAGGATCTGATCCTCGTATCACACACTCTCATACCACAGTACCAGGATTTGATAATAAACGTGGATATGGCGGTGCATGCTTTCCGAAAGACACAGCAGCATTTAATGATTTTGCAAAAACATTTTCTTTACTTAATGAAGCTATTATTTGTAATAATAAGCTTAGAAAAAACTACAAGTTAGATAAGCGAGAAAAAGAGCAAAATGTTCAGTATAGCTAATGTATCATTGATTTAAAATATAATGTTAGTAAATAGCTGTATGGCAATGGCAAGTATTGATAATTTGGCACCTACAAAAAGCTTAATTGATTTATCTAAACCAGAAAAAGGTGATTTTGGTATAGATGATTATGAGTTGAGTTTTATTTTTGATGATATTCTATTAATTGAATATGTAGATGAAACACAAGAAGGTGAAGTAGAACGTAATGGAATTCTAATTCCAACAAACGCCCTTAATAAGGCCTGGAGAAAGGGCAAAGTAATTTTAGCAGGACCTGATGCTAAATACGCAAAAGAAGGCGATGTTGTTGTTTTTCCAAACAACATGGGAGTTACTATAAACGGTGTATCTATTACCGGTAGAGGTAAAGTTAAAACCGGGGTATTCTTGAACGAAGAAAGAATGTTTGGAATTTGTAAAAAGAAAGATGATAGTCCAAAAAGCGACTCTTGATCCACTCTTACAAACTAACGTATGTGAGGTAAGATTTCCTCGTAGGATACAAAAACCAGGTCTAGCCCCTACGAGACGAATGCTCTGTACAAATGCTGTAGGGTTATTAAACTCTGTAAATGGTAGAATATCTCTTAATTACTTTGCCCCAAAGGGACCACCTAAAGCTTACTTAGGACCAGATGATTTAGCTGTTGCTTGGGATATTTTAATGCAGGATTATAGAAATATAAATATGTACCAGTGTGATTTAATACAGGAGATACCTGCTAACGAAGATTTTTGGATATACTTTAATGAAAATATATATCCAATGTCATCAAAACAAAAATTTGATTTTATGAATTCATGAATGCTTGTCTAGAAAATGTTGTAGAATATTTAAAGCCCTTTTTATTAAGAGATATTATCATAAGAACCGATAAGAAAATTCTTAAGAGAGGCCGATTAAAAATATTTCAAATTAAACAATATCATATAAATTTATCTTTAGAGTATAAAGGGTCAATTAAGAATTACGAAATACCATACCCATTTAAAATACACACTGAACAAAACGGAACAGAAGCAGTACTAAATTATCACTTAAGTTCCTTTGTACCGAGTGGTCAAATTAATAAAGTTAAGTGTTTAGATACTTCATCAAAATCTAAGCTATATAACAATCTGGTCTATATATGGCCTTCTGAAGAGCCTATGGTATAATTAGGTGTGGTAGGCGCATTGTTAGAAAACTTCCCGAAAGGATATACTCCAAATTCTTCTCAGGTAAAGTTATTAAAAAATATAGATCAAGCTTTTGAAGATGGATATAAATTTGTAGTGTGTAACGCGCCTACAGGCTCTGGTAAGAGCTTTATATCTAAAACTTTAGCTAATGCTTCAGATGAACCTTCACAAGATTTTAAAGATCTTGTAACATCGTATACTGCATTTAAAATTGATCAAACCGGGTATTACACTCATGAAGATGAGTGCGAGGAGCAAGACTATGCTGGTGCATTCGCATTAACTATTACAAAAGCGCTACAAGATCAATATGAAAATTTATTTGAAGGTACTACAATATTAAAAGGTAAAAGTAATTATATGAGTACAATTGACACAAATATTGATGTCGAGATGGAGTCATTAATTATGCCTAAAAACATACTAGAAGATCACAGAAGAAGGCATAAGTGCCCATATCATAATGATCGTAGAGATGCATTAACAAGTAAATTTGCAGCGTTAAATTATAATATGTTTTTTTCTTTACCGAATCATGTTAAAAAGAGACAATATTTAATTTGCGACGAAGCTGCAGAATTAGAGGATCAACTAGTAAAAGAATTTTCTTGTACAATAAATTTCGAAATGTTAGATAGAATGGATGTAGAAGTAAGGCCATTTTATTCAAAAAATAACACAAATGTAATAAAATGGATTAATAATTTATTATTAGATTTAAGCGATAGAATTGAAGATCTTCGCGATGTTATTAATACAAATAATAGTAATAACGAAAAATTTTTAGTCGAGATTAGAAAACAAATTGTTAGTCTACGTAATTTACATTCTAAGCTTTCGTTAATTATTGAAACGTGGAATGAAAGTGAATATCTATTTGAAACTAGTCGTGATGGTATTACCTTTATGCCGTTAAAAGTTAATAATCTTTCTAATCATTTATTTAAATACGCTGATAAAGTTGTACTAATGTCTGCTACTATTATTGATCCAGAAAATTTTTGCAAAAGTTTAGGTATTAAAAAATTTAAATATGTGGAAGCAGAGTCTACTTTTGACCCGAATAATTCACCTATCATGTGTAATACAAAACTTAAATTAAACTACCATAATTTAAAACGTAATTTACCAAAAGTTGTTGAACAAATAAAACAGATTTGTATGCATCATAAAGACGAGAAAGGTATAATACATACGCATAACAATACAATTACATCGTTTTTATCTAATAGATTAAATGATTCCAGATTTTTAATTAGAGAGCCCGGGGTACGTAATGAAGAAATATTAGAACGACACTCAACAACAAAAGCACCAACCGTACTAATATCACCGTCAATGTCACATGGTGTAGATTTAAAAGATGATTTAGCTAGATTTCAAATTATTGTCAAAGCGCCATATCTACCTACAAAAGATAAAAGAATAGAAAGGCTCATGAGTGACGACTTTAATTGGTATACAAATAAAATGTTATGTTCTTTAATACAGTCTTGTGGCAGAGGAGTTAGATCAAAAAAGGATCATTGTAAAACATATATATTAGATGGAGCTATTGCCGAAAGCGTAGTAAACAACACACATAAATTACCAAAATATTTCATCAACAGGTTTATGTAATAAATATATATACGAATGAAAAAAAGAGCATTTCATTTTGAAATTAAAAACCTTTTAACGCAGTTTATTGCAGCGTTTGATGATGTAGTTATAAGTCGATGGAATAAAGATAGAACTGCAAAATCAAATATAGAGGTTAGATATGTGTTTGCCCCAAAGCACAGGGTAATGTATGATATTATTAACAAGGCGCAGAATATTACTCTACCTGCTGTAGCTGTTAATTTAACCAGTATTACAAGAGATAATGATAGAGTATTTAATAAACTAGCTCCTTCGTATATTGCTTCTTCGTTTGATGATGAACCGAAAAGCGTTTCTAAATTTTTAATGCCTGTACCGGTTAATTTAGAAGTAAATATGTCAATATTGGCTAGGTACATGGAAGATGTCGATCAAATTGTATCAAACTTTGCGCCTTATAATAATCCCTATATAATTTTATCCTGGCCCGTTCCAAAAGATTTCGGTACTGAATACGATCAAGAAATTAGAAGCGAAGTTTTATGGTCAGGGCAGCTCGATTACAATACTCCAACAGATACAACCTATAGTGATAAATTTAGAATTACTGTAGACACTACGTTTACAATTAAAGGTTGGCTCTTCCCGGAACAAAAAGATACACAGGGTACAATTTATAAAGTAGATAGTAATTTCGTAGCAGTTGATCTACGTAATAGATTATATAACCCTCTAGATAGAACAGAGGTTGTAGATAATTTAAGCTACGAACAACAGGGATATGGTGCTTTATCTGGGTATGATGATACTGTACCCACAAATTATTCTGAAATGGTTACTGTGTCAGGGCGACCAGAATTTACAAATATATTTTATACTGCAACGGGTGAAGCTGTTGAGCTGAGAAACAAAGTACATATTTTGTCTAGTGTTAATAACGGATTTTTGCTTTACGGAAAGAGATTTGATTATAATAATAGTTTTTATTTAAGTGCTGAAAATACACATAATATTGATGGTATTGATGGGTTCTTTTCTGATTATCAAGTTATAACATCAGGTGATACAACTGTACCTACAATAAGCGGATTTAAGCTTACAGAAACGTATTTTACTATAACAAATGATAATATTGTAAGTTTTTATTTTCCAGCTAACACTTTAAGCGGTCATGGAAACTTTACTTTAGTAACAGGGAATGAAGCTGGGTGGGCAACCTCATACCAAGCCACTAGATCTATAATACACTTAGCATAAATATATACAAGATGCCTGGAACCGGATCATCAACTAGCTCAAATCAAAATCGTTCGTATGTCACGAACGATGGACGCGCTTCTACATTTGGTAGAAATTTAATTCAATATATTCAAAATCGACTGCCATATGCAACAGATGGTAGAGGTGAAAATGATCAACTAAATCCAAAATATAAAATTTTTAAAAAGGCGGGTATGAGAAGAGCGGAAGCACTTGCTAAAGCTTCTATTTCATCTTCAAATCCTTATAATAATATACCTATAGGCGACTTCGCTAAAGACTCTTCTTTTGGCGATGTAATGTACGCTAATATTCAAGATGATAAGCAAGGTAGATTAAGAGATTATCGTATAATGGCAGCGTATTCTGAAGTAGCAGATGCTTTAGATGAAATTTGCGATGAAACAATTAACCCGGATGAATCTGGATGGATTACACATCTGCATTTTAAAGATATTGATCTTACTATTGATCAAAAAGAGGAAGTTGATAAACAGTTTCATAGATATGTAGAATATTATGATCTTAAAAATAAAGGATGGCAATATTTTAGACAGCTATTAGTTGAGGGTGAGGTATTTTTTGAACAGATAATTCACGACGGTTACGTAGAAGATGGTGTTTTAGGTGTTATTAATCTTCCAGCTGAAATTATTGACCCAGTATATAACAATATACAAAATATGCTCGTTAAGGGGTATATATATAGAAAACCGGTTTTTAGTCCTCATCAACCTAATAAGGTAGAAAAGATTGAATTTATTCCTATGGATCAAAACCAGATTATGTATGTTAATTCTGGTGTATATAATGAAACAAAAAACTTCGTTATACCGTTTTTAGAAAATGCTAGACGGCCATATAGACAGTTATCATTAATTGAGGATGCAATTGTTATTTACCGTTTAGTTAGAGCACCTGAAAGACTAGTCTTTAATGTTGATGTCGGTAATATGCCACCACCAAAAGCTGAGGCTTACCTTAAAAAGCTTATACAGAATTATTGGTCAAGAAAAACGTTTGATTTAGATCAGAATGATGTTGTTAAAAAGTTTAATCCGCAATCAATGCTCGATGCTTTTTGGTTTGCTAAGAGACAAGGATCTGAAGGTACATCAGTTACACAGCTACCCGGTGGCGATAACTTAGGTGAGTTAGCAGACTTAATGTATTTTATTAAGAAACTATATAGGTCTCTTAAAGTACCGTCAACAAGATTAGACCCTACCGACCAAGCATCAGCAGATGGGTCAACAATTCTTCGCGAAGAATTAAAATTTGCAAGATTTGTTATGAGGCAGCAACAAAGATTTGCAGCTGGTCTCAAAAAAGGATTTATTACCCATTTAACACTAATGGGTATATTTGAAAAATTGGAACTTAACGAACAGAATCTTGAAGTTGAGTTTAATGTTCCAACTAATTTTTATGAGCTTAGAGAAAATCAAAGACTTGAATTAAAGCAAAGAAACTATAATGATTTAGCTAGTAGTGAATTTGTTTCTGCTACATATGCACAGAAAAAATATCTTGGATGGAAGGATAGAGACATATTAGCTAATAGAGAATTTCTTAGAAAAGATGCTGAGCTTACGTGGGAGCTTGGCCAGATTCAAGCCGCTGGCCCGGCGTGGAAAGAGATGGCAATTGCGGGTGAAGTTGGTGAAGCAGATGCGGCTGTTGGCGGCGAAGGCGGAGGTGTTGGTGGAGGCGCAATGGGCGCTGGTGATATACCTGAGTTCGGAGGCGGACCTGCTGACGTAGGTGGGGAAGAAGTTGAGGTAGCTGCTGAAACCGAAGTTGATGCAGAAGAGACCGCTGAAGTTTAACGCGACGGGTTGTTGCTAAAGAACTGAGTTCTGTAATAGAGCGGATTAGCTACGGCAACTGCTGAGGCGTGTTTAGCTGAAATTTCATCAGCATTTGTAAGTCCCATAAACGTAATACCTTGTAACGGTGTAGCTGCAGCTGCAGCTTTAATTAATATACGTTTATTATCATCTGGTGTGGTCCCGGGACGTCGCGAATTTTTATCATATATATAAAGATCTACTGTCGTTAAATTATAAATTGTTACTTGTGAAGCTGGTTGAGTTGACAGCGGGAAAATAGCAGTTCCACCGTGTGTACATTCAAATGAATGACATTCATTTAAATTAAAATATTCACTCCCTGTATTGGATGTTGGGTAATTTGTTTCTGCTGACATATAAATTATTTATTCGCGAATAAATATTTTTATGGCACTTGCATGCAATATTCAACCTCTTTCAGCTTTCTTATCGACAAATTTAAATAGTAAAATTGAAACTTACGATAGACTCGGTGATAGAATAAAAAGATCGTTAGGTTACCCATTAGTTAGCTTAGAAATACATACAGATCAACTTCGCGAAAACATTCAAATAGCGGTTGAATATTTTACAAAGTATGCTGGTTATACAAGAGAATACTTAATTTTTGATTCGGCAATGTACGAAACCAATAAAGGTATTCGATTAGATTTATTATATACTTTAGCAAATACCGACTTAGATACAAATGCACAAAAAACAGCTGGAACTAATCCCTTAGGGCCTGGTCCGGAATTTTATGGTACTACACCTGACTCTATTTTTGTATGTACTTCAGGTCTGCTTTCATCTGTTTTTACTTCATCTTCTGCTTTGTCTTCTACTTTTGAAGACGGTGTTGACAAATTTGAACTATTTGATCAATCTATCTTTTCACAAATCACATCGTATGATGCTTTAGAAAGACCAGAGCTTTTGCTTAATTCATTTGCTTTGAGTGGTTTATTTAAGGAAAATAAACGCAATACTTTAACTTTTGAAGGCTCGGCTTCTAATTCTGTAAATTTCCAGAATGTATATGACTATGATATAATGGATTATAGAAAAGTTGTTGATGTTATTGATTTTGAAGAAGGTTCTACTACCGGTATAAATACATTGTTTACATTAGAACAAACGTTAGCGCAGCAAACATATTTTAGTTATGCATTAGGTAACTATGGCTTTGATCTTGTTTCTTGGTATACATTAAAAGAGTGGATAGATACCCGGGAAAAAATGCTAGCTATACGACGTGATATAAAATTTGATCCAAGAACACAATATATGCAAATGTATCCTCAGCCTGGTGGAGATAGATTTTACGGTGTGTTAGGGTGTTATCTAGAACAACCTATTAGATCTGTAATTATGGAGCAGTGGATTTATGAATACGCTCTAGCGTTATCTATGATAACTATAGGGCGTGTACGAGGTAAGTTTGGTAATGTTGCCTTGCTAGGAGGCGGTGCATTAAATTATGATATGCTAGAAAAAGGCGAAGCAAGAAAAGCTGAATTAGAAGAAAAGTTACTTGCTGGTTCAGCACCAGGGTTAGGAGATGCAGACCCTCCACTATTCTTTGTAGGATGAGTAAATGGAGACAGGGTATTTTTACTCCAAATAATCCCGATAAATTTATTGGGAGTAAAGCCGTTTATAGGTCCGGGCTTGAGTTAAAATTTTTTAGATTTTGCGATAAGAATCCTAATGTTAAAAAATGGGGAAGTGAGAATGTAGTTGTACCATATATTAGTCCTTTAGATCATAAAGCACATAGATATTTTGTTGATAACTATATAGAAATATTAGAAGGTACAAACTTAAAAAAATATCTCGTAGAAATAAAACCTTCAAAACAAACTAAGCCCCCAACTACCAAATATCGAAAGAGGCGACACCTGTTATATGAACAAAGAGCGTATGTTATAAATCAAGCAAAGTGGGAGGCAGCGCGGGAGTATAGTAAAAAAATCGGCTGTGAGTTTATTATTTTAACAGAAAGAGAGCTAATTTATAACAAATGAATAAATAATTACATGTCGTTAAAA